CGAGCTCGACTGGCCGAACTCGACCTCGCAGAGCGCGAGGGGGAGCTGATCCCGGTGGCCGAGGTGCGCATGGACGCCGTCGCAGTGCTGGCCGCTGTCCGGTCCGCGCTGCTGGCGCTCCCCGGTCAGATGTCGCTCCGCTGCGAGGGGAGGTCGGCGGCGGAGATCGGGGCGCTGCTCGCCGATCACGTCAACGGCCTGTTGGCGGAGTGGCACCAGGGGAGGTTCTGTTGATGGCCCACCGCCACCCGAACGCCTGGCGCTTGGCCTCGGCCTCGGCCTGCGTGCCGCGCCCCCGGCTCACGGTCTCCGCCTGGGCCGACACCTTCCGGCGCGTCGCGCCCGGGACCTCGCCCGAGCCGGGGCCGTGGTCGACCGACCGGGCGCCCTACCTCCGGGGCATCATGGACGCGCTCAACGACCCGGCGGTCGAGACGGTGGTCGTGATGGTGGGGTCGCAGCTGGGGAAGTCCGAGGGCGTGCTCAACATGCTCGGGTACTTCGTCGACCAGGACCCCTCGCCGATTCTGCTGGTGCTGCCGACCATCGAGGCGGTCGAGGCCTTCAGCAAGGAGCGCATCGATCCGACCTTCCGGGCAACGCCGGCGCTGAGGGGGAAGCTCGAGGGCGGGGAGGGGGAGCGCGGCTCCTCGAGGAAGTCCAACCAGACCATCCGGCTGAAGGCCTTCCCGGGCGGTTATTTGGCGATGGCAGGGGCCAACGCCCCGACCGGGCTGGCCAGCCGTCCGATCCGGGTGGTGCTCTGCGACGAGGTGGACCGCTTCCCGGAGAGTGCCGGCACAGAGGGGGATCCGATCCGGTTGGCCCGTCAGCGGACATCGAACTTCCACAACCGGAAGATCGTGCTCGTCTCGACGCCCACCATCGACGGGGTCTCGAAGATCCAGAGCTGGCATGCCCAGGGCGACCAGCGGCAGTTCCTCGTGCCGTGCCCGCACTGCGGCGTCTGCCAGGTCCTGCGCTGGGAGCGGACCTGCTACAAGAACGCCGCCGAGGAGCGGGACTTCGAGCAGGTGCACTATCTCTGCGAGGCGTGCGAGCGCCCGATCGAGGAGCGGCACAAGCCCGCGATGCTTGCGGCCGGCGAGTGGGTGGCCCAGCAGCCCGGCGGCCGGATAGCGTCGTTCGGTGACCTGTCGGCCCTCTACTCGCCGTGGGTGAAGTGGGCGACGCTGGCCGAGGAGTGGTGCGCCGCCAACGACGACCACGATCGCCGGGGGCTCCAAGAGTTCGTCAACCTCCGGCTCGGCCAGCCCTGGGTCGAGCACCAGCAGACCATCCAGGTCGAGTACCTCGAGCGGCGTCGGGAGTACTACGGACCCGAGCTTCCTGCTGGCATCGTGTTGCTCACCGCCGGGGTCGACGTCCAGGACGACCGGATCGAGTTCGAGGTCGTCGGCTGGGGGCCCGGCAAGGAGAGTTGGGGCGTCGAGTACGTGCGGCTGATGGGCGACCCCGGACAGCCGACGGTGTGGCAGCTGCTCGACGGGCAGCTCGCCCGGACATGGCCAACCGAGGACGGTCGACGCCTGCAGGTGGTCACGGCGTGCGTTGACAGCGGCGGGCACCACACCAGTGAGGTCTACGAGTACTGCCGGGCCCGAGAGGCGCGACGGGTATGGGCGGTCAAGGGGAAGGGGGGAGCCGACGTGCCCCCGACGTCGAAGGAGTCCCGCAGCAATCGGTTCCGGGCAGCCCTGTTCACGCTCGGGGTCGACCAGCTGAAGGGCGTGCTGATGTCCTGGCTGCTGCTCGATCACCCGGGCCCGGGCCACACGCACTTCCCGCGCGAGCCCGAGCGCGGCTACGACGCCGGGTACTTCCGTGGCCTGCTCTCCGAGAAGCGGGTGGTCATCCAGCGGGGCGGCTCGAAGCGGATCGAGTGGAAGAAGATCGCCGACCGCAACGAGCCGCTCGACTGCCGGGTGTATGCCACCGCCGCGCTGGAGATCCTCCACCCGAATCTGGAGGCTCTCGCCGCCGGGGCCGGGAACTCGACGAGGAAGGGGCCGGCGTCCGGACGCCGGGTGCTGAGCCGAGGAGTGAGCTGATGGGACGCCTCCTGACCGTAGCTCGCGTGGCCGAGCTCTGCAGCTGCTCCGAGCAGACCGTCCGCCGCGCGATCCGCAAGGGTCTTCTCGCCGTCCGCAGGGTGGGTCGCGGGGTGCGGATCCCCGAGGAGGCGGTCCCGGAGTGGACCCGGGGTGATCACTCAGGACCACTCAGGACCACTCAGGATACATGATCTGAGCGGCTCCCTCAGAATCCCCTGGTAACTCTGTCCCTCGGGCGCCACGCTGGGGTCATCCTCGTCAGTCGTCTGGAGACACCCCACCATGGCCACCTGGACCCTCGCAGAGGCGCAGGCGCACCTCGACGCCTGGCTCGCCGCTGACCTGGCGCTCGCCTCCGGGCAGTCCGCCAGCGTGGGAGGGGTGGCCTTGACCCGCGCCGACGCGTCGAGCGTGGCCAAGTCGATCGCCTTCTGGCGCCGGGAGGTAGAGCAGCTGACCGCGGTCCGCACCTCCGGGGCCCGGATCATCCGCGTCGTGCCGAGAGACCTGTGAAGCTGCTCGGCAAGTTGGGGGCGTTGGCCTACGGGTACGGCAGCCATGGGGCGAGCCGCACCCGCAAGGCGCTGCTCGGGTGGCTCCACTCGGCCGGCAGCCCCGACGAAGACATCGTCGAGAACGTCGAGGTCCTGCGGCAGCGGTCCCGAGACCTCTACATGGGCACGCCGCTGGCGACCGGCGCGCTGAAGACCCTCGTCACCAACACGGTGGGGTCGGGCCTGAGGTTGAGCGCCCAGGTCGACGGGGACTTCCTCGGGCTGACCGACGACGAGGCCGACGAGTGGGAGCGGCGGACCGAGCGGGAGTTCTCCCTCTGGGCCGATACGCAGGCCTGCGACGCCGGGCGCACCAACACCTTCGGGCAGCTCCAGGCGCTGGCCATGCTGTCCACGCTGATGAGCGGGGACTGCTTCGCCATCCTGCCGCTCATTCGCCGGCGCGGGAGCATCTACGACCTGCGGGTCCAGCTGCTCGAGGCCGATCGGGTCTGCGACCCGCTCTTCGTCTCGCCGACCCAGAACATCTGCGGCGGGATCGAGATGGGGGCCTACGGCGAGCCGGTGGCCTACTACGTGGCCCAGGTCCATCCCGGGAGCACGCAGATGGTCGCCATGCAGAGCTGGAAGCGGGTAACCGCCTTCGGGCCGAAGAGCGGCCGGCGGAACATCCTGCACCTGCTGGCCCAGGAGCGGCCGGAGCAGCGGCGGGGCGTGCCGGTTCTGGCTCCCGTGATCGAGTCGCTGAAGCAGCTCGGGCGCTACTCGGACGCCGAGCTGATGGCCGCCGTGGTCAGCGGGATGTTGACCGTGTTCATCAAGTCCGACACGCCGGACTCGCCGCTCGGCCAGGGCGTGCCCACGACCGACCTGGTCGACAGCGCCAACGCGTCGCTCGAGCTCGGCAACGGTTCGGTCGTCGGGCTGGCTCCCGGTGAGAGCATCGACACCGTCAGCCCGGGCCGGCCGAACACCGCCTTCGACGGCTTCGTCAGGGCCGTTTGCGTGCCGATCGGCGCGGCCCTCGAGCTGCCCTACGAGCTGCTCCTGAAGCACTTCACGAGCAGCTACACCGCGGCCCGCGCTGCCTTCGTCGAGTTCTGGAAGGCGATCCGGACCCGCCGTAGCTGGCTGGTCTCCGGATTCTGTCAGCCGATCTACGAAGAGTGGCTCGCTGAAGCGGTGGCCATGGGCCGGATCTCGGCGCCGGGTTTCTTCGAGGATCTCGCCGTCCGGGCAGCATGGAGCGGGAGCGAGTGGAATGGGCCGGCGCAGGGCCAGATCAACGAGAAGGTCGAGGCCGGCGCAGCCAACGACAGGGTGCAGTTCGGGTTCTCGACGGCGACCCGTGAGACGGCGGAGCTGACCGGGGGCAACTGGGCCCAGATCCAGCGTGTACGCCGGCGGGAGCTGGCGCAGCAGGCCCAGCAGCAGCCGCAGCAGGCCGGGGGCTTCCCTCCCCCCGAGGAGACGCCATGAGGTTTTGGGCCTTCCAGCCGACCGCCAACGCCGACGAGGTCGACCTGCTGGTCTACGGCTACATCGCCGACTCGGTCATCTGGTCCGACGACGTCGGCGCCAAGGAGTTCCGGGAGGCGCTGCTCGAGCACAAGGCCGCCAAGCGGGTCAACGTCCGGATCAACAGCGGTGGCGGGGACGCTTTCGCCGGGATCGCCATCCACGCCATGCTCCAGGCCCACCCGGCCGAGGTGATCTGCTACGTGGAGGGCCTCGCCGGCTCGGCCGCCTCGCTGATCGCGATGGCCGGCTCCCGAACGGTCATGGCCCGCGGCGCCATGATCATGATCCACAACCCCTCGGCGATTGCGATGGGCGAGGCGAGCGATCTGCGGCAGACCGCCGACGTGCTCGACAAGCTCCGGGACAGCCTCGTCGCGATCTACCAGGCCAAGACCGGCAAGACCGCCGACGAACTCCAGACGCTGCTCGACGCGGCGACCTGGCTCACCGCCGCCGAGGCGGTCGCCGAGGGCTTCGCCGACGAGGTGGCGGGCCAGCCGGCGCAGGTGACGGCGAAGGGCGACGCGGTCTTCTTCAACTCGGTGAGCTTCCCGCTCGCCGCCGCCCCGCAGCTGGCCGAGGCCGAGTCCCCCGCGGTCGAGCCGCCCATTCCGGAACCGGCACGGGACCCCGAGCCCGAACCGCAGGCCCTCACCCGGGAGCTGCTCGCGCAGCAGGCCCCGGTGCTGCTCGCCGCGCTCCTCGACGAGGGAGCGAAGGGTGAGCGCGCCCGGCAGCAGGCGATCGACGAGGTGGCCCTCGCCGGTCACGAGACGCTGGTCGCCCGTGCGAGGTACGAGCAGCCGATCTCGGCGGAAGCCCTGGCCCTCCAGATCATGCGGGCCGAGAAGGCCAACCGGGCCACCTACCTGGAGCAATCTCGGGCCGACGCCGGCGAGACCGCGGTGCTCCCCTCGCCGCTGCAGCCCGGCGGCGCCGACGAAGAAACCCGAACCGTAAAGGCCATGGCCGCAGGCGGCACGCAGCGGAGGACCAGATGAGCGAGACCTTCACCTACGACAACCTCCTCGCCGGCGACCAGCGTCGGCTCGTCAACGGCCCGGCCATCGTCGACCTGGGGCAGGTGCTCTCCCGGGGCGCCCTGCTCGGCCGGGTTCTGCGAGTCATCGGCGCAGCGGCGGCCGACGTCGGCAACACCGGCGAGGGCACGATCAGCAACGAGGCCCTCACCGCCGCCGCCGAGGTCGGGGTCTACCGGATCGTCTGCATCACCGCCGGCCCCCCGGCCGTCTTCGCGGTCTACACCCCCGACGGGACCCGGATCGGGGACGCGACCGCCGAGGTGTCCTACAGCAACCGGGTCGCCTTCCTGATCGAGGCCTACGGCACCGCCTTCGCCGTCGGCGACGTCTTCACCGTCGAGGTCGAGGCCGGCAGCCTCGAGGTCACGCAGGCCTCGACCACCGCCCTGGACGGGAGCGCCGAGCCCTATGCCATCCTGGCGGAGGACGTGGACGCCTCGGCCGCGCCGGTGCTGACCTCGGTCTACCTCGAGGGCGAGTTCGCCGAGGAGCAGGTCGGCTACGCCGGTGGGGTGATGCTGCCGGACGACGCCGACGACTGGCGAGAGCCCTGCCGGCTGATCGGGATCTACCTCCGGCCCACCGTCGCGGCCTAACCCACCGCCCGACCCACCGACGGCCTCGGGACGTGAGCCCCGGCCCAGATTGAGCCCGTGGCCTGAGCGGCCAGAGGAGAGAGAGGATGACGATCAGCATCTACGAGCCGCGCACGATGGCCAAGGCCCTCGAGGAGATGAAGCCGGCCAACACCTTCCTCAAGCGGCTGTTCTTCGGGAAGACCCCGGAGACCAGCCAGACCGAGAAGGTCGACGTCGACGTCAAGGTCGGGTCGCGCCGGGTGGCCCCCTTCGTCAACCCGAAGGCCCCCGGGAAGGTCGTCGACCGGGCGGGGTTCACCACCTCGACCCACACCGCCCCGCTCCTCAGCATGAAGCGGCCGGTCACGACCGAGGACCTGCAGACCCGCCTCCCCGGCGAGCACATCTACGCCGGCACGGACCCCAACGACCGGGCCGCCCGGCTGGTGGGCGCCGACCTGGCGGAGCTCGACGAGCTGATCACCCGCCGGGAAGAGCTGATGGTGCGCGACGCCCTCGTCTCCTCGGCGATCCACGTCCTGGGCGACGACGTCGACTACACGATCACCTTCCCCCGGGATGCCAGCCTGACCCTCGGGCTGCTCGCCGCCGGAGACCGTTGGAGCAACGGCGCCGCCAACATCCCGGCCCTGATCAAGGCCTGGCGCCGGGCGATCGTCAAGCTGACCGGGGTCTCCCCCGACACCCTGCTGCTGAGCGCCGAGGCCGTGGACGCCTTCCTCGGCAACACCGCGCTCGTCGCCCACCTCAACACCCTGCGGATGGACCTCGGGCAGATCGCCCCGGAGCTGCGGGACAGCGGCGCGACCTACATCGGCCAGCTCGCCGGGACCGGGATCGACATCTGGTCCTACGACGAGTGGTACGTCGACCCGGCGACCCTGGTCGAGACGGCCATGATCCCGGCCAAGACGATCCTCCTCGGCTCGACCAAGGCCGACACCCGGATGCGCTACGGCGCGGTCCCGGTGAAGAGCGGCGACTCCATCGGGCTGGTCCCCGCCCCCCGCGTGCCCCAGAGCTGGGTCGACGAGGAGCCCCCGGTCCGCTGGCTGAAGCTCAGCTCCCGCCCGCTGCCGGTGCCCGTCCAGAACAACGCCTTCCTGACCGCCCAGGTCATCGCCTAGCGCGGTGGCCCGCAAGGGCAAGGTGAGGGACCGCGACCTCGGCATGGCGAAGGCGCTGGAGCAGCTCAATCGCCTCGCCGTGTCGAGCGTCGAGGGTGGCGTCTTCGAAGACGCCCCGGTCTATCCCAGCAACGGCGAATCCGTCGCCGTGGTGGCAGCGATCCACGAGCTTGGGTTGGATGGATTCCCGATGCGGCCCTTCATCCGCGAGACCATGGACGCGCAGCGGGCGCGCTACGGCAGGATGATGGAGCAGGCCGCCAGGGTCGGGAAGCCGACGATGCTCAGGCGGGTGGCCGCAGCGCTCTACCGGGACCTCAGGAAGGCGGTGAAGCGCAAGGGGCTCTACCGGACCGGCCACCTGTTCCGTTGGACCCGCACCCGGGTCAACGACGGCCCCGCCGAGGAGGACTGATGCTCCCGTTCTCGGTCGCAGTCCTTCGCCGGCGGTACCCGGCCGCCACCGCCGGGACCGACGGGCGACCCGTGCACGGGACCCCGACCGTCGAGACCATCTACGCCAGCGTCCAGCCCGCTCCGGGGCGCCAGCTCGAGCACCTGCCCGAGGGCCTGCGCTCCCGGGTGGTGATGGTCGCTTTCACGGACGCCGAGCTCCGCACGGCCGACCAGGCGACTGGCCTCCCTGCTGACGAGCTGGTCTACCAGGGGGTCGTCTACCTCGTCGAGCGCGTCGCCCGCTGGACCGAGGTGATCCCCCACTACGAGGCCCACCTCAGCCTGCGGGCCGAGTCGGGCGGTACGCCGTGAGCGTCCGGGAGCAGGTGCTGCAGGGCGTGCGGGCCTTCTGCCGCGCGGCGACCGGGCTGGCGCAGGGCTCGGTCATCGCGGCCAGCCAGGGTGCCCTCCGCCCGGCCATGCCCTACCTCGTCGTCGAGGTGGTCACCCCCGGGGTGCAGGTCGGGACCGACGAGCTGCTCCGGGACCTCGGCGGCACCTACGGGTCGATGCGCGAGTGGGTGCGCGGCCACCGGCGAGCGACGGTGCAGGTGTCCGGCTACGGCACCGACGCGCCGGAGCTGCTCGAGCAGGTGCGCCTCAGCCTCGAGTCGGAGTCCGTCCGGGGCCCGGTGGAGGCGCTCTACTCGATCAGCCTCGCCCGGGTCGTGACGGCGCAGGACCTCACCGCCCTGCGGCAGACCGACTTCGAGGTCGCGGCGATGATGGACCTCGAGGTGACCTACCGCCTCGACACGGCCCCGGTGGCCAGCCCCGAGGCGGCCTCGATCGTGCTGGCGCTGACCTTCGACAGCGACCCGAACCCGCCGGCGGACCTGACGGGCGGGGTGACCCTGGTGCAGCACACCCTCTGGGACGGCGGCACGACGCTCTGGGATGGCGGAGCAACCTCCTGGGATGACGGACTGGTCTTCTAGCTACCCGAAAAGGTGGACGAAATGAGCGCAGTCGACCTGCAGAACAGCCTGATCACCGTCAACGTCAACCTGAGCGGGGTCCCGGTCCCCGAGGCCGGCTTCGGAACGGTGCTGCTGGTGAGCCCCGACGCGGCTCCCGGCGGGTCGGACCTGGTCCTGACCTACTCCAGCGCGACGGCCGCCGTCGCCCTCGCCGCCGACCTGACCGCGAACAAGATCACCGCCACGATCAAGGCCGCGGTGGAGAAGGGGTTCGCCCAGAACCCCCGCCCGGCAACGATCAAGGTGGCGAAGGTCTCCGCCTTGGTCGTCCCCTCGGCGCTGGCCGTCGACATGGCCGCCATCGTGGTGCAGGACAACGACTGGTACGGGATCTGCCTCGACTGCTCGGCGACCAACGCCCCGATCGCGGTGCAGGCCACGGTCGACGCCAACATCGTGGCCCTCGCCGGCTGGGCCGAGACCCAGCAGAAGCTCTTCCTCGCCATGGCCTTCGACGTGAACATCTACGCCGCCGACGGTGGGGCCGCGCTCGACATCAAGGCGCTGAGCTACGAGAACAGCGCCCTGCTCTGGTCGCAGATGGTGGCCACCGGCTACCCCGGCACCGCCTTCCAGGCCGCCGACATGGCCGCGCTCTGCCGCTGGCTCGCCTACGACCCGAACACGATCTCGGCCCCCTTCCGGGCGAGCCTCACCGGGATCCTGCGGGCCCGCACGACGCTGGCCGGGCTCGACCTGACCTCGGCGCAGATCGCCCTCGCCCAGGGCCACAACGCCAATCTCGGGCTGCTCTACGGCTCGGCCGCGTGCTTCCTCGACAAGGGGGTCAACGCCAACGGCCGGGCCTGGGAGGAGGTGCTGAGCAAGCACTGGCTGCAGGCTCGGGTCCGTGAGGACCTCGCGTCGACCGTCGTCGACCTGGCCAACCGCGGGCGCAAGTTCCCCCTCACCCAGGAGGGGGTGGCGATCTGCAAGGGAATCCTGGCCCGCCGCTTCCAGCAGGGGGTGAGCGGGGCGCACTTCACCGACTACGAGATCGGCGCCGGCACGATCAACACCACGACCAAGGCGATCACCCTGGCCGCCTCGGCGACGGTGCTCGACAACGCGCGGTCGTTCACCTTCAACATCGAGTTCCTGTAGCCCGCGGCCTCCCGGCTCGGTCTCAGCCCAGCTCCGCCCAGATAGGAGGGTGCCGTGGATCTCTTTCAGCAGGCCAAGAGCTACAACTTCTCGGACGTGCTGTGCCTCGTGGCCGGGCTGCGGATCGGCGGCTTCGGCGAGGACGGCGGGATCGAAGTCGAGTTCAACGGCGATCTCAGCTCCATGAAGCAGGGGGCCGACGGCGAGCCGACCGTGAGCCTGCTCCCGATCCCCACCGCCACCGTGACGATCAAGCTGATGGAGACCTCGACCAGCAACACCCTGCTGCAGGGTCTGCTCGTCGCGCAGCGGGCCGCCCCCGCGGGGTTCGGCATCCCCTTCGCGTTGGTCGACCCGAACACCAGCGAGAGCCTGCTCGGCGGGCAGTGCGTGTTCATGGGCTTCCCCGCGATCTCCAAGGGCAAGGAGGCCGGCGAGCGGGAGTGGAAGCTCGGGATCCCCAAGCCGGTCGTGGTCCTCTAGCACCCACCCTCGCCGCGACCGCAAAGGAGCCCGATGGACCCCAAGAAGATGACCCTGCTCGATGACCTCGGGCAGCCACACGGCTACCTGATCGTGCCACACCCGGCGAGCGAGGGGCTGCGGCTGGCCTCCCGCCTCTTCGCCCTGATCGGCGCCCCGTTCGGCAGGATCGTGGACGCTGTCGTCGCTGGCGGCGAGGACGCCGAGTTCAACATCGGCGGTGCCTCCGGCGAGCTCGCCCAGGCGGTGCTCTCGGCCGACCTGCCGCAGCTGGTCAAGGATCTGCTCCGGCACGTCTCCCGCGACGGCGTCGACCTCGGCAACGCGGTCATGATCGACGTGGCCTACTCGGCCAACTACGGCGAGCTGGCGGAAGCCCTGGCCGAGGTCGTGGAGGTCAACGGGTTCGTGCGTTTTTTCTCTCGGCTCGGCAAGAGAGCGGGCAAGGGGCTCGGCGGCCTCGTGCAGCAGCTCTCCCCCGGGAGGCCCAAGAACTCCGCCGACTGATCCCCTGGGACGAAGAGCTGACCTTCCGCGTGTGGGCGCGATCGAAGGGATCGAGCCTCGCCGAGATCAAGGGCTGGTCCATCGGCGACCTGATCTCCGCCTCGGCCCAGCTGCGGATTGATGACCTGGTCGAGGCGGCCGCGATCGATGCGGCGAGGGCGGGCAAGTGATCCTCCGCAAGCTCACCACCCTGCTCGACTTCGACCTGGACAAGGCCTCTTTGGCCGCGGCCAAGCGCGTGGCCGGCGACATCAAGGTCGGCCTGGCCGCCGCCTCCGCTGGCGCCCTGGCCCTCGGGGCGGGCCTTGTCGCGGCGATCAAGATGACGGCCGCCGCGGGCGACGAGGCGGTCAAGAGCGCGGCCAAGCTCGGCCTCACCACCGAGGCGGTGCAGGAACTCGGCTACGTGGCCGACCTCGCCGGCGTGAGCGCGACCGAGTTCGCCTCCGGGATTGCCCGGCTGGCCAGGGCC